AACCAGGGAAGAAATCTAAGAAGGTTTCTCCTTCTAAGACTATTGCCATTAAGCGACCTGTCGATGCGTTGGACGCCTATGGGGCAATGCACGCCAGATTGCTTAACGACCCATGCGGAGCTGATTTGTGCGAAACTGTGTATGGAGGCGATAGAGGTTACATCAATCGTTTCGTTACCAATACTGTATTGGGTACCGGGGCGACTGACACCTCTTTCGTCATAGCCATAAAGTTCGGCCAATCTTCCGCTTATTACGCTTCAGGAGCTGGAAATTTTGGCGCCTCTGCCGTTTTCGGCAATGGGGTTCCTGGTGCCGCGTACCTTGCTGCGAACTCGAACAAAGTTCGGTGCGCCGCTGGATGCGTGACTATCAGACCTAATTCTGCTCCAAACACTTCCACTGGATCCATTTATTATGGAATTGTGCCTTGTTCTGCTTTCCCTTCCGGAGCGAATAGAACTGTTGGAGCACTCGCCGAGCTCGTCTCAGGTGCTTCTATACACGCTGCAGCAGCAATTATGGAGCCATTCGAGGTCAAGTGGAGTCCGGGCGGCTTTGATACCAGGTATGCGCCTTTGTTCTCCACTGCTGACGACGATAGCGATCGTAATATGCTACTTGTGGTCGGAGTGGGGTTGCCGGCTGGAACCGGCATCACTCTTCGGACCACCGCCGTATGGGAGTGGTCTCCAATCCCAGGCGGCGGGGTGGCCATTGATGCCACTCAAACTACACCTTCATCTTGTGACATACAGTGTGTTATTCGCAATCTTAAGCGGAAAGATCCCGATTGGTGGTGGTCATTGGGAAAGAAGGTTTTGAATACGGGCTCAAGGGTCCTCAAGGGTTACGCTACTGGAGGTTTCCTTGGTGCCGCTACGGCTGGTATAAGATCTATTTAGTAGGGAACTGACGCTTTTGCTGATCCCTTAATTCAGTAGGGTGAGGGGTAAGTGGGGGCTACCGCTTGGGGAGGCGGTTAACAAGGTCCTTAACGAAGTCCCAAGCACCATCTGGAGGTGGCACCTTACCGCCATAAAGACCAAAAACAAACAACCCACATTGTGACCGGCACGATAATAAAAGACCTCTTGGCGAGAGGCTGAAGCAAGGAGATAACAGACTTTGTCGGG